TCGGTCATATTATCTCCATATATCATTCAGATTTTTCATCATGATTTATTGTCCTTTTGGGGTCTTTTTTGTTTCGATTAAGGCAGTCCTGTGGGGTTTCCAGAGTTTTCGATTCCAGAGTTCTTTATCAATGAGAGCTGCTATATACTCTCTTGCATAATTTTCGATTGATAGAGAATAATTAAGTTTCATGGCGGGGGGATTTTTATAGTGTTATTCCAGTTACTTGAGAGAGATAATTCTTCTCTATATCTGCTTTAGGGAGTGTTACAACGAGTGTATTTGACTTATTTATGGGAATTGGATCATTATCATTCACCATAACCATATAAGGCACAAGGGCCATTCCGACTGCACCTTGTACTGATGTAGGGATTGCTTGAACAGTCCTTATATTTTTGATGGTTATTGAAGAATTTGTTTCTTCGATTACTCTTGCGATTAGTTCTTCACCAGAGATTAGTTTAATTACTTTTACTGTTTCGCTCATATATTATATCCATATTGAGGGGTCATATTTACATCCTTTACAACGGGGAGTTAAGTAAGGTTCTGGTACATATGGTACTGTTTTAGGTGTGCCATTACGTAACCAGGGGTAAAGAAACGGTGACATTTCTAAACCATTGTTGTATATAGGAGAAGATGAAGAACAGCCTCCTATAATAAAAAATAATATAATTATATTATACCATACAATTATATAACTGTCAAGTATTAATTTAGTAGCCATGGTGGAATCTGGTCTTCTTCTTTTTCTACAGGTCTTAATCTATCTTTATTGACTTTTTTTGCTATTACTGCTTTAATTTTTTCCATTCCTTCGGGGGATCTTATGTCTTGAGTATAGTTTTTGAATTCGGATTCTGGTGTTCCTGATGCATACCATCGGGTTTGCCATAGTCCATTTTCCCAATATACATGAAGAATTCCTAGATCTACTCCTGTATCCGTTTGAAATCCTTTGTAATAATCCTTGATTCCCATCGAATGCGAATACTTAAATACGGGCATTTTCTTCAGTATTTGATTCACAAAGCCTTCGGCGGCTATCATTCTCCAATGTCTAAATTCTTCTTGTGGTGACATAATTATTATTGAAATAGTTTATATACTTTATAGGGATTAAAACATACAGTTCCCAAAGAAATATGGTTTGCGCCTTCTTTCATATACTCTAATACGTGTGCCTGATCCTGTACACCTCCACCCGCGATGATTTCAATATCTACGTTTTTCCAGTTTTCCCTAACAAGACGAATGAGTTCTATCGTATACGGGATCAGGCATGATCCAGATAACCCGCCTTCCTTTACAGGTAATGTGTTACTAAAATGAATTTGTCTAAATCCTGCTATATCTATAAGATATTCTAAATGTTCTGGTGTAGTAAGTGGAGAAACCTTTGCTATACACCACTTTCTATCTCTTTTTGAGAAGATTTTAACATCATCCCAAGGTAATATTTTTCCTAAATTTGGACAAGATAGGTTTAATTCTATTGATTGTTCTTTTGGAATGTGGTTATTCATTTCTAAAAAGTCACCACGTTCTGTCTCAGCAATGCTCAGAACATCAGTTGAAGGTGTTCTTTTAAGTCCTTCATGTATTCCGGGGTTTGGTAGTCCTAATTTATTTGTCCATCCTTTATACTCTCGATTATATCTCAGACTTTTTATAATTGCTAATAATCTATTTCCTCTTTGTCTTAATGTCCAGGTTCCTGTTATCGAAACTGCATCTTTATGGCGATAATAATTACCAAATGGAGCAGAAAAAAAGAATTTTGGTATCGAATATGTCATTTCATTTTTTGAAGTTCTTCTCTTACTATTTGCCGAATCCTTTGTTCTGAAATTGGAAGATAATATGTTCGACTGTCTTCCATTTCTTCTTTATATTTAATCATTCGTTCACGTGCTAATTCATCCTCTATCTCAACTGGTATTTTTTTGTGAGGATTCATGTACTCCTTTTATGTTTCTTCTGCGGTAACTTTTAATGGAAATTCATTTTCTTTTGCATACTCTAAAGTTTCAAAAACTTTGGTTTCTGCTATTTGCATCGAATATACACCAGCAATACCTCTACCTTTTTTATGCACATCTAACATAATGGATACTGCAATTTCTTCTGATTTATTAAAAACTTCTTGAAGAACGAATACAACAAATTCCATAGGAGTAAACCAATCATTGTGTAATATTACTTTCCATCGACCGGGTGGTTTTAATTTTTTCTTGTTCTTTTTACGATCAGCGACTGCTGTTCCGCCTTTTTGCTCTTCTGCTATCTCAGCGAGTCTTTTTAGTTTGTCTTCCATTCCCATTTTTTAAACTCTGATAGTCTTTCAATGAAGGGATTTGTATATCATATAGTAATCCATTTTTCTGCATTTGACGAACTTTTAAATACAAATAATCAAAGGTAATCATCATTATATTGTTATCATGATTTTTCTTCATTCTATTTAAATCTAGAATGATCCGTTTAAATTCTTTTTCTCTCTTCTCTCTAATGTTTTTCATTAGGTTTCCTTGGCATTTGAAATAATGAAGTGATCCAGGATTTAGGTTGAGATCTAGCAAATACAACCCATCCGAAATATCTAGATAATTCTCTATTTCTAAAATATTGGTCTACAAAATAGTCCATAGATTCACCCGTAGTCAATACATCATCACAAATGAGATAGGGATCTGAATCATTTTGTGTCGAGTATTGATTTAAATGTTGACTCAATTTTAGTCCGCCTTGTGGTATTCCTATTGCTGCGCAAAATGGTCTGGTTTCAATTTCCATAATCATTTTGGCTATACAGTTCCACTCAACATCCTGTATAGCATTACACTCAATTTTCCAATGTAACTTATCACCAGAATGTCCTATGAAATCTTGTTCTTGAAATAGATATTTTGTTCTTACGTTAAAGTCATACATGTATCCACCTTTCTACTTTCAACATTTCCGCCTCCTTTCGGCGCAGGCAAAGCCGAAAGCCGTTGACCTGGATTTCGACAGGATCTCCCAGCGGGGCTTTGCGAACCACACGGAAAGTGACGCCCGGGACGAGCCCCATAGCTAGCAATTTGCTTCGATAAGATGTGCTTCCTTCGGTGAATCCCACCACGTTACAATTGTCACCAGGCTGAAGATTTGAGAATTTCGTTTCCAATAATACATCAAGAAGAATTTGATTTTCCTCAAAAGCCTGAATCTCCTTTACAATTTCCTCTCGCTCTTCTGGTGTATATAATTTCCACATAACTTCTTCTGTCGGCGTTCTGTCACAACCTATACAGTTATGGTCTAAAACAATGAGGCATTCTCCATCACAACGCACCCTACTCATTTTTAACCTCTTTAATTTCGACCTTTCCTTTCATGTCATTTATATTTAAACGAATTTCCTTCATGTTCCCCTTAACATTTGTCTTTGTGTTGCATGACTAAATCGGTTCTTTATATTTCCCATCCATCTATATGTTGTACAAATGCAACATATGGGATTTCGCTTTCTCCATGATTTTGATTTACGTTTTCCTACTTTCTTTTTTCTTTTCATTTTGCTTCTCTTCGTATATAGGATCTGTGCTAGTATCATGTCTACTAATACTAATTCTTCTTCCTGGCTCTGAATGACTAAATTGAGAACCAATGGGATTTAAAGGATGAGTTTTAAACCATTCTGCTATCTTCCTAAAAATGTTCATATTCCTCTCGTTTAAATGGTAAAATTGTCCAATCTGCTGTGCTAAGATTGACTAGTTCTATGTTTTCTTTTTTACAAAATTCTTCAAGGTTATTTAATCTACTTAGAATTCCTTCTTTGTTCTTAAAATCAATAAATGGAGGAGTGGACACACCAAAAAAAGAATTATCTTCTCCCTCAGAATATTTTTCATAGTCCATATCACATCCAATGAATCCTATTTTACTTGGTTGATACATTTCTATTCCATAATAACAAGCATTAAAAAACATAGTACCATTTGTAGCCTGATCGAGATCTAAATATTTCTTCCTCAATGTTGGATATTTTAATAGCTCCATGTAATCACCATACCTCCTTGGACTATTATCTACATGGGCTTTTAAGTTCTTATCACCATCATCACCATTCAAATATTGTTTTGTACATACTACTCTATCCCAATCATTATTTTTTTCTCTAATTTGCCATGCATGATTTATCATTATCCATGCAGTATTTTCTCTCTTCTTCCAATGATTAGCAGTTATTAGATTCTTACTACTACCAAAAATAATTACTTTATCACAATCCCACGAATTAAATACAAACATTATTCATCACCCTGGATATTTTAATCCTTTTTCTTCCATCTGAAAATTCAATTCATTTCTGACAAGTTGTAATACCCCATCTCTGTCTTGTTCATATTTGATCTTGTTTCGGATAAACTGATCTATATCCCAAACAAGTAATGCCCAATCCATTCCTTTTGCAGATGCATCAAAATTTTCCTTGTCTTCTGGTAATTCAAATTCAAGTATTGCTTTCATAGATTTTCTCCACATCCAAGAGTTTCATATTTAATTATTTTCCAGATATTACCTTCTTCATTGTATTTCATTCGTATCATATTTCCATGTCTATCACAATGATGAGAATAGATTGACTTGTTTATCTCAAAGAATCCCGCTGATTGAAGTCCAATCAATTTTTCTTTAGGTAAATACTGTGAAGCAACTACCCATTTTGGTGGATATTCTTCTTCCATAGGTGCACATGAACTTAAAATTATTGAAAAAAATATAAAAAATCTAAACATTTAATTAGTCTTTCTTTGATCTTACTTTGACTATGCATCCTTTACCCCCATCAAATGGTGTATATGTCAATACTGTTTTGATTTCCATCTTTTCGCCGTTAGTCAAAGTTACTATTTTTTTAGTTTCAAATTCTTTCGGTTCTTTTTTATTTCCCCTGGCCACGATACCGTTTCCAACTTGCTTTCTTGTGTTTATTCAATGGTCTAGATCTTCTAGACTTTCCTATACTTGTTCGTTTAGGTTTATGAGTTTTCTTTTTAGATATTATTGATAATTTTTTAGGTTTCGCCATTTTCTTTTAATTTTACTTTCGTTCTATATCCACAATGTGGACATGATAATCTCATTGTCGTTTCTAGTTTAGGAAATAATCCTTGAGTTGATGCATAACTCCACCAATTCTTACATTCACCACAATTAAAATGATAAATTATTTCCCACGTATATTCATGATCTTTCATAGTAATTCCCTATCCACCAAAACAATTTACTGTTTCTTTGGCACATTCAAACCACGCTGTTCCAAAAAATGCTAGACATAATGGTGCTGCTCCAGGTGCAAGTGCACAAGATGCCATCATCCACGGAAAGGGTGATGTTTTGTCTTCAGTTAAAAATCCAAATGCACCACTTTTTACCATAAAAAAACTATCAACCTTTTCTGCCGCTTCCATGACAGCTTCCTTGCCAATATTACTACACGTTCCCAATTTTGAACACACTTCTTGAACTACATTTTCATCAACAGCATTAATAATAATATCCCACATATTTTCTCCTTTTCTAGTGTACTTATAGTATAACAGAGATCAGTAGGTTTGTCAAGTGTTTATCAATTTAACTTGTACTCAGGTGCAATATCTTTCCATAGGACTGAACATATATCATCAACCTTTGCTCTTTCCAATACTATGAAATCACCTATTTTGTCTATTAATACAAAATTTCCAGGATGGGTTTTAAATTTCCGAATAACATAATGTCCTATGTTATCAATATAAATCGTTGCTTCGATTACTTCTTGAAATTGTTTTATATTCATAGTAAAATATTTATTTAACTGTTAACCACCTTAATTCATTATTTTTTAATTTTGCTCGTTCATCAATTAATCTTTTTGCTCCTTTATGTTCTTGATTCCATTTTCGTGCTCTTTCAATTAAAATCTCTCTATTCTCTAAATAATATTGTTTCCAATATTCTTTCCTTTTTGGATCATTCTTCCATTTCTCAGCAAGTCGATCTCTATTCTTTAGATAATATTTTCGATTAGTTTCTGATCTGGTCATACTACACCATCAATACCGCATTTAGCAATAAAGTATGAATCAACTATATCACTAACAGGACTAATTATTTTTTTAGATTTTGGTGTAATTAGATCTTTTAAATTTGGTGGGGTAAGAAGCTCTCCAATAAAAGAATCATACATTAGTTCTTTATTTGCATTACCTTTTCCTGTAGCATACTTCTTAATAACAGTTGGTGGGTAGGTTGTAAAGGGTAGTTTATTTTTCCACATTTTGTGTTTTAATAATCCTGTATTTTCAGCAATTGAACGCACATGAGATTTTCCTACAGTTGCATAAGCATATCCCTCTAGAAACACCTCCTTGCAACCTTGAACAATGTTATATGCCCAAGTTGCAAGTTTTTCGTGTCTTTCCTCTTCTGAATTCCATTCAGGATAAAGTTCAGACCTTAGATTATTTAACCCACTCCTGGCGGTAATTTGTTGTTGTTTTTCACTATTAGATAAATAATGAAACACACACCTATCAAAGTCAAAATGTCCACCATCTTCTTCCTCTATGTATATACATATTGCAGGCGATGTTAATGAAAAATCAATTCCAGCTATTTTCTTGCGATTCATTTGTTTCCTCTTCATTGGGCATATCTAAATAGTGCCCACAAAAGGAACATAAGTGTAAATCTTCTATATCAGTAGTTATTATTTTATAGTCTCTGCTACAAGCATCACAGCCTATATCTATATGTGCATGATCATCTTCGTCCCAATGAATATCAATTGGCAAATTGTACTCCCTGTACCATGTTTCTCCTATTTCCTTTTTTGAATAGTCCATCTATTTTGTTCTACCAATCCAATTCTACGCATTAACTGATCTGCAGAAGGTAAACTTTGTTCCTGAGCATTATCCCAAATCATTGTCTCTCCATACCAAACCTTTAAACGGTTGTGTCGATCTAAAGTTGCAACTTTAG